GCGTCGAAACCGGATGGTCTTCCCCGTGAGGTCGGTATCGACGCCAAGCACGTCGCCGACCGAGAACGGATAAGCACTGTAGGCGCCGATCGTGCCGTTATAGTTGACGGTCCCATTCCCCAACCAGCAGATGCCGCCGACCTGACCAGCTGCCGCCGTCAGCACCTCGGAATTGTTGTCTATGCCAACACCAACGGCGGCGATATTCTGCGCCGCGTTAAAGACCATCTCAAAATACCACGCTCCGGACGAATGTGATGTAAGAGATCGCACAATGTCGGCCGGCAGAATACCTCCCTTTAGGCCGTCTAGCCCGGGCCGGCGAATACAAATCATCCGACCACCGGAATTCGATACTTTTCCAGGATCGCCTCGACATCAGGCGATAGGTTGCCATTGCTGCCGGGCCCCTGCGCGATCCACCAGCTCTGCTCGATCACGCCGGGGATGTTCTCCTGGCGCAGGTATGGATCGCGCTTACGGGCGAACCAGCGGTGTTTGACCAGGAGGACCACGGCCTCGACCACGTCGAGCGGGATCGTGGCGTAACCGGCCTGATACGACGCTGTGACCGAAAACGAGGGCCAGCGCCTGGGGCACAGCCTGGAATCGAGCCGCACCAGCTGGCCAACGTCGTATTGGACCAGAAAGTCCACGCCCTCAGCGAGCGGGACCGCATTCTCGACCACAGCCACGAAGCCCGGCATCGCATTGCCGGTGATCAATCCCGATGTCGGCTCGGTCCATGACGTTCCGATCGCAATCGGGCTGGCGTTCTGGAGTGTTGCCGCGCCGCTTGTCGTGCTCACATAGACGTTCCAGCCGGTAGCGAAGCTGGATGAGGGCGGCGAAGGAACCTGTAGGAGTGAGTTCGCCGCGACAGAGAAACTCACCTCGGTCGAGGCTGCCGTCTCGCCGGCCGCGGTCAAATAGGAAATCTGGACGAAGTAGCGCGCCGCGGCGAGCGCGCCGCCCGCGACAGATGCCAGCAACGGAGGCATCGGCGCGGCTAGGCCAGCCACGCACGGCGGCGACGCGATCGGCCACCGGGTGAGCTGCAGCGGGTCCAAGCGCTCGCCCCGTAGGACGGAATAATTGACCTGGTCGTGCCAGGGGTAGACCTGGTCAAACAAAGTCTCGACGACGAACACGCGATTACAGTAACGCGCCGCCGCGCCCGAACTCGCGGAAATCCAACGGCCGAGCACGTCATCGCCGGAATTGTCGGTAATATCGAGTTCGCGCTTGACCGTCTGCAGGTCTACGAGGTCCGCGTTCGCGGCCGGTGCCGTGACGGTGGTGACGATCGTCGGACCCATTAGGCCAATCCTTTGATCGTCACACCCAGCACTCCGGCGGCACGCCGTCGCGGCGGTAGTCGGTGATCGCCTGGCGGTGTAGGCTCAGATTGATATCCGGCCAGCGCGCCACGAGCTCGGCATGGCCGATCGCAACCCTGTTGGCGAGGTGCAAGCTGTTTCCGGCGGCTTCCCACTTACGCCAGAAGTTGATGTCCTCGTCGACGTGGCCGCCGTTCCAGTCGCCAGCCGGCGATGGGGTCGCATGAAACCACGGCTTGGGCAGCGTTTTGAGCTTGCTCACGCGGATGAGCGTGAGCCCGAAATGCGCGGTCGACACCGGCATCGTGTCGCCATCGAGCGCCGCGCGCTTCAGCTTACCCTCATTGACGCCGTCGGTGCCTTTGACGGTGAATAGCGTCGTCAGGTCATGGCGCGACGATTGGATCGGTGCCAACGCGTCGATATGCGGATAGAGCATCGCCGTCTGGATCAAGCGCGCCAGGTGCGACGGTTTGAAAACAGAATCGTAGTCGACCGCCAGGATGAAATCCGGGTTGTCTTCGGCGATGACGCGCTCGAACACCTTGGTCAGCGCTTGGCCCCAGAATGCACCGCCATTCATCCGCAGCTTCACATTGCAGGCGACACAGGCCTCGATGCAGCTGAAGAAGTTGTCCATGAAGCCGAGGCGCGGCACCGACATGCAGCCGGAGACGCGAAGCTCGGCAACATGCGGTTTGCGGGCCTCAAGGTTGAGCGAGATCGGATAGGCCGCGCAGTCCTCGATTTCCGACTTCCAAAGCTGGATCAGGATCAGGCCGGCGCCGGCGAGCAGACTGCGCAGCCGGTCTCGATCAAACATCGCCCGATGGAAATCATTGGCGTCCGACTGGCCGCCCATGATGTAGGACTCGTTGGGCTGGTCTTTGCCCTCGAGATAATCCTTCGCCAGCTGTTCGAAGTCCGGCACCGCGATCTTGAGCTTGCCACCCTTTTTCAGGCAGCGCGTCCAGTCAGCGACGACGGCGCCGAGTTGGCGATATGGGAAGTGCTCCAAAACGTGAGACGCACGGATTTCGTCAACGCTCTCGTCCGGGTAGCGGAGCGGGAAAACCTCGGAACCGTGATCGCGGCCGATGGGGATATAGCCGGGCGGCGATACTTCTCCAGCGCCGAGATCGAGCTTCACCTCGCGGGCTTCTGCCGTGAGGAAGTGGCCAACTGGACGGAAGTCTGGCGGCGGGGCGGTTCTGCCATTTGGGCAACTCACAAAGGGACAATTGCGCGGATCACCACAGCAGTGTGCCATTCGTTACCTCTGTCGGGAGGGGGCGGCGGAGCCGGGCCGACACCCGGCCCCGCCTAACCAGCTGGTATTAAATCCGGCTGTCGGGCCGGATCGGTCAGTGGGCCTCAACTCTTTCGATGATGATGGCGGCTGTGGCCATGAGGGCGAGCTTCGGGATCGGCCCTTCCTCCGGCGGCGCAGGATCGTGATCCGGCGACTTCTCCATACGCGGGAGGACGACGGATCCGAGTCCGACCACCCAGCTCCGTCTAATCAGCACTGCTAGGGGGGGGGATGGCAGCGCCGATGTGGGCTAGCCTTCGATCAGCGACAGCACCCCGGCCTTGGCCGCCGTTGACGGCGATTGCTCGGCACGGAAGCCGTTGGCAGTCACATAGAAGGTCTGGGTCGTGGTCGGCGTGACCACGACGTTGAGATATCGCTTGCGGGCGCGGGCATCGACGTTGAACTTGTATTGATTTGAGCCAGAGGTCTTGCCGATGCCGACGACGAAGTCGACATTGGTCGCCGTCGCCGATCCGCCGCGGAAACCGACAACGTCGGCAAAGGAGGTGACGACGGTGGTGTCGGACTCCTGGATCTTGAGGACCGACGGAGAGCCGGCCTGCGTGGAGGCCGACTGCGTGGTCGCGGCCACGTCGATGGTGACGAAGTCGATACCGAGAAGGTCGATATTGGCCGAGGTCCCAGTGGCGCCGTTGGTGAGCGCGCCGATGTTGCCGGCCTGGGCGTCGAGGAGAAGTTTTGCAGCGGGAAGCATTGCGGAAGCCCTCCTGGGGCGAGAGAAAACGGGAAAGCGCGGGCGGCCCGCTCGGCGAGCCGCCAGTTCTCGAAGCGCCGTTACGGCGCGACCATCGAAACGAGCGGACCGGCGTTCGTGTTGTCGCCGAAGTCGTGAACGTTCACGTCAAACCGCTCGGTGCCGAGCAGGCCGATTTGATCGTTCTCGAAGTAACGGTGGTCGCTGCGCTTGATGGTGACGCCACGGCGCTCGCCCATCATGGCGGCCATGGGGAGGTTGCCGAAGAACAGCATCGCCTTGGTGGTCTGAGACGCCAAGGTGATCGGCAGCTTCTGGGCGATGGCCACCGGGAATCCGAGCAATCGCTTTTCGATGCCCTGGGACAGGATGTCGAGTCTGTTGCCGCCGGCAGTTGCCAGAAGATTAGCGACGCAGGCATAGAATCCCTGCTGCGACATGTACCATTTCGATCCGGCCAAGGCATATTGCGGCAGCGTGCCCATGAGGCCGGAGAGGTCCGCGAAGGTCAGGGTGCCGAAGGTGTTGTGGCCAGATGCCGCCGTGAACTTCGAAGCGTTATGGTTTCCGTCGATTGCCAGGACGGTGAGACCGCGCATTCCGCCGTAGGTCGACGTGCCGTCACCGTTGAAGCCGCAGTCGTCTTCCTTCGAAGCGAAGGCGTAGGCCATTTCTCCAACCAACCAGTCCGCAATCGCGATGACCGCGTCCTGCTCGATCTCGGTCGACATGCGGGTGAGCACGGCTACCTTCTTCGCAGTTAGGTTGACGTTGTCCCAGGATGCCTGAGATTCGGTAGTTGCTTGATTTTCCCCGGTGAAGAACGCCGTGAGGCCTCCAGTGCGGCGTGGCCAGTTCAAGGTGTCAGAACCCATCGGGACGACTTGGCACTCCTGCCGGAAGACGCCGAATTGTTCGCGGAGGACGATGATGTTGGCCATCAGTTCCTCGGGAACCAGGAACCCGCCGGCGCTGTCGACGCCCTCGCCCTGGGCCTTCTGGATCGGCACGCCGCGGGACTTACACCAATCCTTGGCCTCGGCGTTGTCCATCAGGGTCGCCTTGAACCACATTCCGGCCGTGTAAGCCTGATCCACGGCGCGAACTGTGCGCCCCTCGATCTCGCGGTCGCGGAAGTGCTTGATGGTGCCGTAGAGCTTATGCGCGCTCGGCGGCGCGAACGGCGTCAGCCGATCTTGGCCCGGAACCGGGGTCGCCAGATTGGCGGCGATCTTTTCGGCCTCTTCGACGCGGCCGAGTTGCTTGTTGATCTCGACGAACTTTTCCTTAAGGGCGTCATAGATTTCCTGCTTGAAGCCCTCGTCTTCCGATTTGCCGGCCATCGCCTCTATTTCGTCAGAGACCTTGGCGAGCATCTGCTTGAGCTCGTGTTTCTTGCTCATCTGTCGTGCTTCTCATCGCTGGGGAGAGCGCTGCCTAGGCGCCCGATAGGCATTGCCAGCGACGCGATGCGCGGCGTTCGGCGTCGGTCTTGGACCGATTCCGATCAGAAAAACTTCGGTGGATTGGAGGTCGCTAAATCCTGACTGACGCCCGGAACGCCTTAGCCTCGGCGAGGCGCTGTGCCCGCCTTTCGGCCTCAGTCTTTGGCGCGGACATCACTTCGATAACCTCCGGCTTGTCGGCATCCGGATCATCCTCGTCATCATCAGGCCCGATGCTGTCGATGACATCCTTCACACACTGGGACATGTCGCCCATGGATTTCATGCACGCTGCATGATGATCCATCGCCTTACGCAGCAACGCCTCGTTGGCGCTGCTGATACGCCGCCCGGATTTCAACTCGGGCGGAACAACCGTTTTATCGCTCATTCGCTTTTCATAGCCGTCGATCACGGCCTTGGCGTCAGCGAGCACAGCTTCCGGCGCATCGGTCTGGTCGAGGCGTCCCTTGGCTGCGCTTATGCCGGCTTTCACGGCCCTGAGCGTACCGCCGACAATATCGGCGAAGGGGAGCTTATAGCTGCCGCGCAGGCCTGGATTGGCTGCATCATGGAGAAGGAACCCGCGGGCCGCCTTGGCCGCGTCGGGACTGTCACCGTCGAACCCAGCCTCGTCGAGCATACGCTTCGCGGCAGCTGCACCATCCCAGGTGTCCGCCTCGTCGATCGGTAGATCGCGAGAGGCCCCGACTTTCCAGTCGGGCGTCTCTGCCTTCGCTAGATATTTCTGGCGCAGCGCGCGCGGCGTCTTGGCTTGGCGGAAGGTCTCCTCAAGAACATTGCGCGGGACGATAATATTGTGGCCGCCCTCGTCAAGTAGCTTCGCGGCCCATTCCCGCATCGGCCCAGTGTCGATACCGGCGGCCTTGGCCGCCTGCAGCGCATTGGGATTGCAGGGCACTGGGACCACAGAAATTTCGCACAACTCCTGCTTCATGAAGTTGATGCCAAAGGGCCGGTTCTTGTCCTGCGCGAAACTCCATTCCAAGGGGATGAACCCGACACTGACGGCTTTGACGAAGCCCGCCTTGATCATGCGGTAGATCGAATCTGCAAACCCGCTGATTTCCGCTGCCATGAACTCGATGTCGCCCATCAACTTGCCGCCGGACGCCCCGACGTTCGAGGCGCGGCCAATGGGGGGCGAATAGCTGTCGTGAGCCCACAATGCCACGGGATTGGTGAGGAAGTTGTCGACCTCCCATCCTTCCGGGTCGATGCTGTCTCCGACGCGATCGATCGTGCCGTCGCTGAAGACGAAGCGTAGCTTGCGGTCAGCCTCTGCCACTGCCTGCGGATCAGCGGCTGCCAAGCGCATCACGATCCCATCAGGCCGAACGCCGTCCTTCGCGTCCTTGGCAGATGCCCGAAATTCATCGACCGTCAGTAGTTTTCGCGGCATGCGCGTTGCTCCCTTAGCCCGCCGAAATCGTGATGGTTCCGGCGCTGTTCCACAGCGCCCCGCTCACGTGCGGGTCTGCGGTCGGCAATATGAACTGCGCCGCCACCATCGTGCGAAACGAGCTCAGCGCGACGGACCGTTCGTTGCCGGACTGGCTGATTTTCACATGCTCCGTGCCATCCAACGCGGCAGCGGTCGGGGCGACGATTGCAGAGGGGGTGTCGGTCATGGCGCAACCAGGGCTGCGATGGAGCCGAAGCTCGTGTTGTCTCCGAGGTCATGCACAACTGCGTGGAATCTCTCGGTGCCGAGCACCGCGATCTGATCCTGGTCGAGGTAGCGATCCGCCGAACGCGCCAGGGTGATACTGCGCCGCTGCCCGAGCACGCCGCCTTGATACATGTCCCCGAATGCCAGCATGACCTTGCCGGTCAGCGTCGTCTCGATCAGCGGTAGCTTCTGGGTCAGGATGATCGGGAACCCCATATAGTGCGGAGTCATAATGCCATCGACGAGATATATCGGATTGTCATTTCCTGACGCGATGGACAGTCGGGAGAAGGTCTCCGCGAAGCATGTCTGAGAGCAGAACCATGCCGCGTTCGGCATCGCCGCTGCGGCTACCGAACTCATAAGCTTGGCGAGATCGGTCGCGTCGAGCGTCAGGAATGTGTTGTGACCGGACGCCGCCGTCACCTTCGCTTTGTTATGATTCCCGTCGAGCACGATGGTGCTGATGCCGCGCATCTTGCCATAGGTGCTGGTGCCATCACCATTGAAGGCGCAGTCATCCTCCTGTGCCGCGAATGCGAAGGCGATCTCGTTGGCGACGAAGTCGACCATGTCGACCGCCGCGTCCTCTTCGAGTTCGCTGGAGATGCGGACCAGGGTTGCGATCTTCTTTGCCGTCAAGCTGATGGAATCGAAGCTCGCCGTGCTTTCCGTGGCGGCTGCGTTCTCCCCGACAAAGTAGACCGTTGTCCCCCCGCCTGTTCGGCGCGTGATCACAGTCGTGTCCGACGCCATCGGAGCGATGAAGGCGCGACGGCGGAATGCGCCGTAATAATCTCGCAGGTCGAGGATGGCTTTGGACAAGTCGGCTGGCACCAGGAACCCGCCGCTTGATCCGATGCCTTCCCCTGCGGCCTTGATGATGGCGACGCCGTTCGATTTGCACCATGTGGCGGCCTTTTCCTGACCGTAGATGGTGGCCAGCAGCCACTGGCCCGCGCGGTGATAGCGCGCCTCGACCTCGGGCCCGTAGCCGGGAAATGCACGACGCTTCATGCGTTGTCTCCCTGCGGGGATGCGGACTGGCGACCGGAGCGGATGTCTTCGACCTCGGCGCGCGTGAGAATCCCATCCGTCACCAAACGTGCGGCCGCCCATTCGACTTCATCATGAACGTCTCCAGCGCCGAGCAGATCACGCCCATCCGTGGCCAGAAACCCGCTCCACCCGGCCGCAGTGATCCTCTCGCGAAGGCGCTCGCGGTGGCGATTAACCCTCTGCAAATCAAGCGCAAGCGTCACGCGGCGTTTTTCGATTTCAGCAATCTGGGCGTCAATCGATTTTGCGGGCTTCATGCGGTTCTCACGTTCCTTCCGGCCTGCCTGCTTCTTCCGGCGCATTGCCGGTCGATTGGCTTCCCGCCGCCGCCATGTTTGCGGGGAAATGCAATTGATCCGATCCGGGATCGGTCGACGGCTGCCAACCGAGATCGATGCGGGCTTCATTGGGCGTTGCGATCATCGACATGATCGCGATGCGCCAGTTGTTCATACGTGCCGTCATGTCGGCGGTGGTCAGGTCGCGATAATCGAACTCGAGGGATAGACCCTGCTTGCGGAGGCCGAACGTTGACGACATCTTCGCGCGCCAGCGGTTCGTGTACCCGGTCAGCGTAAAGTTGACGTACTCCTGGCCCATCTGGGCAATGTTGTTGTTGGTGCTGCGCGATAGTTCCCCGATCATGTGCGGCGGGATGCGGAAGATGCGCGCGATGTCCTGCAACTGGAATTGACGCGACGCGATGAATTCCAGATCGGCCGATGTCATGCTGAACGGCTGAAACTTGAGCCCCTGCTCGCCGATGATGACCTTGCCGGAATTCTTCAGGCCGCCCCAGCTCTCCTTAATGTCCGCGGCAAGTCGTTTCGCGCCGTCCGGCGTGAGCTTCTGATCCGTCGTCAACATCCCGGACGGCTTAGCCCCCTGCCCCATCCAGCGAGCCGCCTGCTGCTCCTGCGACAACCCCAGTGCAATCGCCTCGCGCGCCAGTGCGATGCGCGACATCCCCATCAACCCATCCAGCGAAAAGCCGCGGATATGCAGCATGTCCTCGAATGGGACCATCTGCTGCGACCCGACCAACTGCGGAGCGAGATCGCGAAGCAGAGCCTGCTCGTGGATATTGTGGGCCATCGGCCGGTAGAAAATCTGGCCGGTGGTCGCGACCCACTCCAGTACACGGTCCGGATTCCACGGGATAAGCGCGACCGGCATCCCGCGATTGTTGCGCTTGATGATCGCATAGCCGTTGCCCCGCATGATGATGCCGGTCTGCAACATCTCGCGGAATTCGAGCCCGTTCTGCCACTCATTGGGCTCATCTAGGAGATCGTAGAGATAATGGTCCTTTGCTTCCGTGCGTGACTTGTCATCGGCGTGGCGAAAGATCGACCACGGCAATTTGGCCACGTCCTCGGCGAGCATCGTCACCGCAGCCAGGACGGCTGATGCATTCAGAGCCGTATATTGGTTGACCGTTATTCCGGTGACGCTGCGAGTCGATGTACCGAGATCATCCCAAAAGCCTGCATCGGTACTGCCACCGCTTGATTTCCGCCGAAACCAGCCCGCTATGCGCGATGCAAATCCCATACATCACGCCCCTTTTGTGCTATGTAATGGCCTCCCATCAGACAAGGAAAGGACTGTATTCCCGTGAGTGATGACCGGCCGTGGCCCTATAAGTTCGCGCCTCAGATGAGCATCGATGAATTCATCGAAATGCTGCCTAGGTCGCCTGTCTACCGAACAAGAGTCGAGACGATGCTTCGTAGGTCCGACTACAAATGCGTGGAAGACGTCATTAGCGCCATCGACAATCGTTCTATCCGCCGAGAACGTGACATCGGCTATAAGTCCATCCGGTATCTTAGGAGCGTACTGTCATCTGGCGAAGCGCCGGAACCAGAAGACGAGAAAGAAGAGGACACCAAGAAGGCTCACGACGAAAACCATAAGCGACGAGATCTTGCGTTTGATTTGCGCTCACGTGGATGGTCACTGAAACAGATCGCCGCGCGTATTGACCGTTCGGTCGCCACGGTGGCGATAATGCTGAAAAAAGATGAAAGAGATCGGGCACTGGCATCTCGTCATCAGACAGCGATCATGAGCAGGCCCCGCTCTGCGGTGTAGACCGACCCGCCAGCCGACGGGTTCATCGCCATCAGAGCCACCGCATCGAACGTCGCCATCAGCGGGTCAATCTTGGCCGTACCAGAGACCTGCTTCGTGACGGATATCGCGTTGCCGTGCTTCTCGATCTTGGCATTTCCGACGCACCACGCCATCATGCGTGTACCGCCGTGGCACAGCGTTCCGCCCGCTAGCTTTCGTTCGCACGTCTTGATCGACCCGTTGAGTTTCCACCCTTGCGGAATCCCGACCACGACTCCAGCCTCAGGAGACACGTCGATATCCCGCCGTCCGAGTTCGTCGATGATCTCCCCGATGCCGGCCGGGTCGACGCCTATTGCCTTTTTCTCGGGCAGCAGACCAGATTGCCAAATCCGCTCAATGATGTCGGCGACCTGAATAACGTCATCGCCCACGCGCTCGACTATCGTGAGGTCGCCATCGGCTGCATAGTCCAGCAGCGCCGGCGAGATGTCCTTACGCAGATCGAGAACGCCCTTGTGACACCACGCATGGGTCCAGAGCAGCCAGCGGCGGGTGTCCTCGGCCAGCTCTTCGACCTGCCCGCTCTCGGTCGTTTCTCGCTCCCGGCCGATAATGGCTAGCCCGAGCAGGTCGTCCAGTCCGCCGCCATCGATCCCAATCGTGACGACGTCGCATCGCGCTAGAATGGCGTCGAGCGTGACCCCGCAATCGGAATTGCGCTCCCAATATGGGGCACCTGCCCAGTTGTCCGACCGTAGGGCCAGCCCGATCTCGACGTTGAGATGCTTCGCCAGGAATCCGCGGACCGACGCCTCGCCGGCGACCACGGACTCTCGCAGCTTTTCCTCGAGGAATTCCATGTCGACCGACGCGCCCAGATTGGGGTTCGTGACATAGAAGTTTTCTGGCTCCCTTGCCGATTTGAGCATCCGGTCGGGGAATTCGTACAGGATCGGCAGGCTGCGCTTGTCTGCGACCTTTCCGTCACGCACGTCCCGGAAATATCTGAGCTTCTGATCGAAAACGCCGGCCGGAGGCTCGTCCGACTGCGTGCTCAGATAGATGACGAAGCCCTCGGGCCGCGAGGCCAATCCGCCCGTCGCCTCCCGCAACATGTTCTCGGCGTTGGCCCGCTTGCCGAATTGCCAGAGCTCGTCGACCAGGACGCCGATCGCCTTTTTGCCGCCGACGGTCTCGTCGTTGGCCGCCACGACCTTGAGCGTCGCGCCCGTCGTCCGATGGGTGATGGTTCGTAGATGATCCTGCACATGCAGGATTTCCGATAGAACCTCGCCCTTCCGGACCATGTCCCGGGCCGGCCAGAAGCTGTTGTTCGCGATCTCGATCGTCGGCGCCAGGATGATGAACTCTCCGGACATCCGCCAATTGCGGATCAGCGCCGTCATCATGATCCCAGCGGCGATCGTGCTCTTGCTGTTCTTTTTGCTGACTAGCAGGAAAAAGTTGCGGATCAGGCGCCGTCCCGTCGCAGCGTCATAGGCACCAAAGAGCGCAGAGACGAGATCCATGACCCACGGTCGGCAGGCCTCGCCCATGGTCGGAGAGCCGGCCATATCAACGATCCTCAATTCCCGGAAGACCTCGAGTGCCGCCTTGGCCTCATCGGGGAACAGCGGGTCGAAAGGGATCAGCGACCGCCGCGCCAGGATGCGGTCTTCCCAGTCCGGGCAGGAGGTGGTCCAGTCCGTATCGGCATCGACTATTGAACGTATCCGATCAACCATTTCTCGGGATCGTCACCCCCCATTAATTCGACAATTGTTGAGGGTTGACGGTCTGCCGTTAGATGCCTATCTATGCTGCGTATCTGACAATAGCGTTAGGGATAGCAGAGGTAGACCCATGAGCCCCACCAAGTCGAATCCCAAACCGCAGCAGCCGCGCACCCCGATCCGGCTGATGACTTACCCTGAATATGCCGCCGAGAACCGGGTCAGCGTCGACACCGTGCGCCGCATGGTCAGTCGCGGCGAGCTGATGATCAAGCGCGTCAGCCCGAAGCGCGTGTTCATCATCGACACCGCGACCACCTGATCCCCTGGGCTGGTTGTAGGTAGGGCGGCGACGATGCGCAGGGGTGGTGGCATGGGGGTGCTTTGCGCTTGTGGTGTCGCGCCCTATGGGCAGGCAAAGGGTCTCGATGCCGGCCCTGTTGGATTCATTGCAGCCGGGGCGGTGCCTGCGGCGTAGCGAACTTGCCGATCGCCGCCTCCTGGGCCGCCTCGGCCCGCGCGCCCTTCTTCCCGTCAGCCGGCCGGCGCTCCAGCTCGGCGAAAGCCCGCATTGCTGCGGAAAGCGTTTTCAGGGTCTCGGCTCGATCGCCGACCGGGTCGGCGCTCGCGGCCAGCTCTGCGACTAGGCGCAGCGTCAGATCCTTGGCGGCGACCAGTGCGTCGCGGATCGGGTCACCCGTGTGTTGCGCGACGGGAACAGGTGCCAACACCACGCCAGCACCTCTGGGATGCGTCTCTGGCCGGCGTTCGGAAGTGGGATCGGTCGCCTTTTTCGGTCCATCCGAGCCGCTCCTTTTGCGGCCCGCGCCAGGTCTCTTGCCACCACGAGGCATCGAATTCAGGCCCTCGGTTTGATTTCTTTGATTTCACGGAAATTCAAATGAAAAAAAATCTGCGGATGGC